CCACCAAATACAATAGAAACCATGACCAAATAGGGTATGTACTGCTCAATCATACTAAATATACTATACATATTGTATTAACTCTTTGGTTATTCCCTCTCCCCGTCACCCCTCACCCTTCTATTACCTTCTTTTTCCTTCTTACAGCTATGTTTATTTTGCTTACTGTGGTGACAATTAGTATCCTTAAGTGGAATGGCAGTCTGGGTGGAGTTGCATTTCGGGACGGGCTTGTCCTAAACAACGAAAAGATTGAGTAAGTTGTTTAGGAAAATTTACTAACGTTTTTATTCTATATGTGTGTCTGTATATCTATATGCCTACACAAAAACAAAGAATGGAAAGAATACAAGCTTTATCTGAAACATGGAAAAGCAATAAAGAAAACGGTTGCAGTGAAGTCCTCAACCGTAAATTATGCCACGATATGATGAAACAAGTATGGTTCTTAGGTCATCAGACTAGGGAAGATTACTTAGAAGTAGTTTCATCCATACAATTTGAGGAGTCAAAATAGATATGACTGATGATTCTATGGTCCATAGAATCTAGTCTTGAGATTCCCAGATATTTAATGTTCCACGTATATCATTGCCACTACCAGCATAAAATCGAATATCAGTTATGGGTGTAGCACTATTATTCCATTCAAAAGATGTTAAATAAACATCAGGTGTAGAATCATTTTGATTTGTCGTTATATTTCCTAATCTAGTGTTTGCAGTACCACTTCCATCGGATGCGGCGTTTAATTGCATAAATCCTGAAACAAAGAAATCATCATTACCACCTGATGTGGCAGTCATTATTTCAATTTTATCATCGGAAGATCCACCACTATAACTTCCATTTCTTCCACTTCTCCAATCATAATTGTTTCCTGTGTCGATACTTCCACCAGTACCAAATCTTAATCTCAATCTATCACCACCTCCAAAACTTCCAGCAAAATTAAACATTAAATATTTTTTAGTTGATGTTAAACCTGTTACATTAAAGTTAGATGAACCTCCCGTTTGCGTTTGGTTTACAATTCTAGTCCATGCAGTAGATGTAGGTAATGCAGCTATAGCTGCAGTATTAGCTGCTATGTTTGCGGTATTTGCATTTACTTGTGCAGTATTATCTGTAATTAAAGAATACAATACATCAGGTCCCATTAATGTTAATGTTGTAGATAATGCACCTCCTTCACCTGGATTATTATCATGGACATGATTTGTTAATGGAGTGTTTCCACCACCAGAAAAAGGCATATTATAAAGCGTTAAACTCCGGTAAGGTTGGTTTTGGAAGTGCAGCCATCTGACCTTGTATAATTGTTGGACCTGTTGCACCTGCTACTACTTCAACTGATACAATATTCATATCTGCAAAATTTCTGAAATTGGAAGCTGGAATGTTTACCAATGGATTGGTAGATGAGTTAATTCTGTATGTGCAAGAGTTACCGCCATCCTGATTTTCTATTTGTAAAGATATGGCTATGGCATTAAATTCTGTTGGAAATGTAACAATGCGGCTAGTCCCTTGAGGGACGGTAATAAAAATAGGGAAAGATTCAATGCTCGTATCTTTTGGTCTTGTTAAGACTTCGAACCCTTGAATATTTGTAGGCATTTAACTAGACACCTCAAAATAGATTTGCGTATTTGACAATAAACTGATATTGCGCAACACCTCCACCAAGCACTGTTTGTGCTGTTGAATAACTTAATTGCTTACCTCCACTGTTACCTTGAACAGATATTGGTAATGGTCCTGGTATTGTACGACCTGCACTAGCACTGTTAGAGTTACTAGAGAAGAATGTAGGACCTGCTTCTAAGTTGTTTATGAACAACCTTGTTTGGTATTGTGCTGTACCTGCTGGATTAATTGCATTTACATAGTCTACGATAGCGTTATCTTTGTTTAGCTGTTGAACAGATAAACCGGTAACATCATCAGTTGCCAATGCAAATTGGTTAATTGCCAAAGGTTGCGCAAAAGTGTATTGTCTCATTATGGGAACACCCATTTAGATTATACCTCCATTTTTTAGTGCCAATTAAAGTACCTCCATAGCCGGAACTACGTTTTGGTTACCTGTTGGTTGAGGTCTTAACATTCCTAAAGCAAAGTTTCCAATTATTCCCTCTATACCTCCAAGAGCATAAGCACCGGCAGCCGGTGCGAATTTACCTAGAGATGAGTTTGGTGCAATAAAAGAGATCATTGCAGTTGCAAGTGTTGCCCCTCCTACTCCTAATGCTACTTTCTTTAGTGTGCTAGAACTTGTCAAACCTTTAAGTCCTTTTCGTGGCATAGTTGTAGTAGTCTTTTTAGCTTTATTAAAGGCTTTTTGTGCTGTGTTTCTAACACCGCCTTTTTTAGTTCCATTTTTCTTTTTACTTCCATTTTTACGTTTAGATTGTGCTTTCTTTATTGCTTTTTTTTCAGCAGGACTGCCTTTTTTCTTTCCTTGAAATCCTTTAGCCAAGTAAACCACCGGTTAATTCAGATAATGTTGATTTTTCACTAGATGTTGCTACTCTTGCAGATGGGAATCTACCAGCGGCAATATCTAATTGTCTATTTGCCGCTTCTCTTCTTGCGGATTTACTATTAGGAAATGAAGTTGGAGGATTTTGTGGGATAGTATTACTTGCTGGTGTTTGTGGAGTTACACCGAAACTATCTGAGGCAGTATTAGGAGTTGGGTCTGCGATAGTTGTATTACTAGCTGTAATATTTTGTTCTTGTTGAACTATTTGTTCAGTCTCGCCATAAACTAAATCTTTTAGTGTAAATAATGGGTCTAATAATTTTGCAGAACCTGCGCCAAATGAAGCAAATGCAGAACCTAAACCAGTTCCTACATCGGCTATACCTGTACCAAATCCCGATAATGTCGAAGATAATGCGGAGGCAGATTTAGTTGCTTCCCCTGGTTTAGCTACTACATTGTATAAAAAAGCCAAGCCAAGTCCAACAATTGCGATAGGGAGAATGTTTTTAATTAAACTTGAAACGACCATAAATTACACTTTGTTATTTAGTAAATAAACTTTTGTCCTTTACAGGTAGGGCAATCTGCTAAAAAAAATTGTTCTTTACCACTTGCGCCAATGTCATTAGTTAAAACCTGTCCACATGGCAAGCCGGTTTCTGTATCTTCACAAGTTTTACAAGGTTGATTCCTGGACTGCTGGCGCTGTTTTGGCTGTTTGTTTGCTGGTGAATTTTTCCACAATTGATTTAATTGCATCTGGGTTTTGCTGTACATAATTAGTTAGAAAGTCTACTGCCTTTTTATTTTTAAGTAATGGTCTTATGGCTGGCGGTAGCTGCGGAGCAATTTGGTCTATGATGGATCCTATTGCACTAAATGGGTCTCCAGCTTCATCTGGACTTAATGTAATTGTTTTCTTCATTTGTGATACTTTACCTGTTAATCGTTTATTTGTAGCTTCCAGGTCGGAAATATACAAATCATATTGTCTTTTAATTTTATTGTTAATTGGCGAATTTCTTGTGATGTTCCTAGTAGTAACAATGGCACAAATGCCACCAAATACAATAGAAACCATGACCAAATAGGGTATGTACTGCTCAATCATACTAAATATACTATACATATTGTATTAACTCTTTGGTTATTCCCTCTCCCCGTCACCCCTCACCCTTCTA